GATCCTTGCATTCCAGCTTCACCTTTTTTAAATTCAGATCCATAAATAAACATAGTAACTCCTAAACCACCGTTAGGTACTAATTGAGTTGCCTCATAGAATGCTACTGTGATTACTAATGGGTTTCCACCAACATTAACTGCTGTTACAACCGCTTTATTGCTAAGTGTAGAACCCGCTACGTTGTCTGACAACATAAGTGTTTGTCCTATTCTTACAGCTGGAGTTGTTTGAGACGCTACTAATGTAGGATCAAAAGCATCATTAATTGTAATGTTTGCTGTAGTAGCTACACCTGGCCCACCACCTGCAAGAGTACAGTTAGTGTATTTAATGTGTAATCTACCTTGCTCTGCCCATTTAATCATGTCTGAGTTTGTAGGCATTTCTGCTCCAACCATTCTTAGGAAGGATGCGATTGTTCTATTTCCATAACGCTCAAATTCTTTTTCATAAGTATCAGGAAGATACTGATTTAAAAAATTGAAGTTAGTTATGTAGTTTGTCGTTAGGACTTGTTTCTGAGCGCTTGGCTGCAAATCAAATCCTGGGGCTGCTTGTACTGCCATAATTTATTTTCTTTTTTTAGTTTATAATTTTTTAATACTTCTTATTTTGAGTCCTCTTCCACTACTTGTATCTCCTATTGATCTAATTTTTAACCCATCCTTATTGTACGTTGGAGCTGTTGGTCTTACTTCCATATCAATGTTTTTAGACTTTTTAGCTACCGTATCAACAGTATTGGCTACTCCTTGATCATAAAAGAATTTTGCAAATCTTTCTGGATTCATCGCAGCTGATAAAGCACGATGGTATCCGTTAGCATCATTCATCATTCCTTCTTTGTCAGTAAACTTACCAACAAAGTTATTGAAATCTGATTGAAGACTTTTCATTTCATTTGCATCCCCTGGCTTATAGGTAAATTCTTTTTCTCCTACATTGAACTCAAAACCTTTGAACTCATTGCTGAAAACATTATCTGTTTCCTTAAGAAAGTGATCATACCTTTTAGAAGCAAGTTCGCTTATCGTTTCCGATTCTTCTTTATAACTTTTATAAGCATTAAGATTTTTTTCCTGATCTTCTGATAACCCATCCCCACTTGACTCAAGAGGAATTTTATATTTATCTTTTTGTTCATTTAAAAACTTTTTTGCTTTCGCAAGTTCTCGTTTTTTTGCTAACTTTTTTTTCTTAATTAACTTTGGATCATCTAAATCTGAATCAAAATCAAATTTATCCTCTATTATATCTTGAATATCTATAGCGTCTAATCCATCTTCGGTGGCGCTATAAAAATTAGCTAAGACCTGATCGTCTTCCATAGAGTCATAATTTTTTTGCAATGCAACAAAATCTTCTATTCCACGACCAGTTTCTTTTTTATAATTGAAATATGCAGAAACATCTTCAGGTAATTTGTCATTGTCTTTTGTTTGCGCAAACAAATCATCTACTGAATCAATTTCTTTATCATATCTCTTTTTAATATATGAAAGAACGTCTTCGTCATTTAACTCTGACGAGGGAGTTTCTTGTGTCACCTCAGTTTTTTCCTCAACCTCTGGTGTAATTTCTTTGTCTTGAGAAGAGTCTTCAAAACTTTCCTCATGTTTTTTTAAAAGATCAGCTTCAACTTCTTGAACTGACTTTTCTTCTACTAAATTTACTTCTTTTACTTTTATATCCATTTTATTTAATTTAATTTATGCAAAGTTAATATTAATTTATTTATTTTTTTAGACTACCTTGGTTCAAACTCAGCCAAATCAAAACCATCTAAACTATCTTCGTTAGACTCAAAATTAATAGAAGGTAAATTACGTTTTCTTTGCTCTATCATTTTAGATTGTTGTGTTGCTTGTAATTTAGTTCTAAAATCTTTTGCGTCTTCTTTTTTAGTTTCTCTTTGATCTAATTGCGACTGCTCTACTCCTTTAAGTTGCATCTGGAAATTAAACTCAGTTTCCATTAAGCTTCTTTTTAACTCAGCTTCGTTTTTCATTTTTTCTATTTCAAAAGAAATGTCAGCTTGTCTATATTGCATTTTAGCTTCTGTTTCCATCTGAATACGTTGAGCGTCAATTGCAGCTTTAGCTTGTTGTGCTTGCATTTGCATAGTCGCAGCCATTTGTTGTTCTTGCATTTTAGCAGCTTGTTCTGCTTCTTGTTTCTTTTTACGTTTTAGTTTTAAAAGCTGGTTAGCCATTTTAAGATTTTTAATCTCTCTTACATCAATAGCATCTTCTAAACTAATATCTTGCTGAGATAATGCCATTTGTATGTTTTGCTCTAACATTGCTTTTTGCTCTTCATCAGGAGCAAGTTCAATAAAAATACCAAAACTATGTAGATATAAGTTTTTTATATCACCCAAAAGCTTAACATTATACTTTCCTATCTGCATAGCAAACTCATCTGCAAAATCTGAATACTCTAATATATCCGCAGTTCTTATAGAAAGAGCTTCGGCTATTGTTTTTGTAATATATAGACTACCTTGTAATATATGACGAGTAGCTGTGTTAGAATTTAAAGCCGCTAATTTTTGAACACCAACTAAAGAGTTAGGGTCTGGCATACTTCCGTCTCTTGCTTCGTTTAATCCAGTAACTTGTCTTACCATATCTAAATAGTAATTAAAGTTTGTGATTAACATTTGCATTTTATTTGCTCCACTTGAAGCGGTAAGTTGTTGAATAGGAACTCTTGCATTGTTAAACTCTCCATCCTGAGTGTAACTTCGTCCTACCACACTACCTGTTTGAAAATATAAACGCAGAGCGTCTTCAGGATTATAAGCGTTACCTGTACCTAAGTCTACCTCATTAAGCCCGTCAGCGTCAATAAAGACACCATCAGGGACAACTCTTGATAAAACTTGCTGTATTTTTAAATGAGTCATTTGAATTAAGTCTGCAAATGGTATCATTCTTCTCACTAAAGATTCTATATTTCCTTTATACATTCTTGGGGCGCAAGCAATATAATTAGGTAATGCATATTGAGTAGCTGCAGCTGGTCGTACCATGTTTTTTGCCATTTCCCATTTTAATACAATATTAGTACCCATTACCATAACACCTTCATACCAAACATCAATCTTTCTCTCAACTCTTTCAAAGTTTCCTTCATCCATCATTTCTTGTGGAGGATTAAACTGATCGTCTTTTTCTACAACTTTAAAATTACCCTCAGGGGTTGATTTCTTTTTATAAACAAAACTATTTGTTGTTTTGTAGTTAAAATACATTAAAGTGCAAGTATCTCTTGAAAACATACTGTTTTCGTAAAACTGAGCTACATTAAAATAGTCATACCAAGCTTGACTGTATTTAGAAATTTCTTCTAAGTCTTCTTTAGTAATATTAGGATCAATTTTTGAAAGCTCAGTTAAGGGAACTGTTTTAATTTCTCCCCAATAAAAACAATCTTTAAAATATGGATCTTCTGTGTAGCTGTAAACAACATTCGCAGGATCAACGTAGTCAATTACAACACCTTGCCCTAACTGAAATTGATGACGAGTAATTCCTATACCTATTGTTGCAATATCATAGTCAACTCTTTTTCTTGTATCAATGTAATGATTTTCTGCAAACAAAGTGTTTATAGCTTCTTCAGCCGCTATTTCAATAGCAGGCTTGTATTTCATATTCATATATAAAGCCAGTTCTTCGTCAGTTTCTGGAACTTCGTCTTCATTCATTGTAAAAACCTCTACACCAAAGTCACTTTGTATTTGTTTGAACAAAGGAGCTGCTATCATATTGTCCCTAATGTTTTGCTCAAACGCACCTCTTCTTTCCGCAGACATTGCATCTTCAGCGTAACACTTTACATCAAACAATCTGTCTGACATTCCGTTTACTACTATATCAACAAATTTTGGAATAATAGCAATAGGTGTCCAATCTAAATTTAAATAACTTAAATCACCGTCAATTGCTAACTCGTTTTTATACTTAGCTATAGATTGTTCTCCTCGTGAATATAATCGTAATTTATTAAATTCTTGCCACTGGCTGTAAAACCTGCATTGGTTTCCATCTTTTCTAAACCACTCGTATTGTATAGCCTGCCCTATTTGTAATCCAAATTCAAATGTTCCTTTAGTGGCATCCGAAACAAACTGATCAGGAAAAGCAGTAGACTGTAGATTTATTTTAACGTCTTTCATTTATTAAGTAATTGACTTACTGAGCTTTTGTTATTATATCTTGCAAAGTTAATGCTTATTTTTGATTGTTTTTTAACAGGAGTGTATAGATGTTTTTGATTAGCCATAATCGCAAGACCTGAACTAATAGACGCATCATGTTTAGTTCTGTTATTAATATCAAACCTTGCCCAGTCTTCTAAAGTTCTTCCAAAATACATTTCTCCCATATCATCTTTTTCTCTATAAGATCCTGTTAAGTCAAGACCTATATGTTTTTCTATATAAGACTCAATAGCTGAAGCGTGAGACTGCTTTACATCCTCAGACGTATTGGGAATTCCTCCTAATTCTTTTTCTGTTTTTGATAACTTGTTATATCTTTTGTCAGGCCTATTCATACAAAAACCTCTATATCCTCTATTTTTAAAATGATATAAAAGACGAGGTTTGTTGTTTTCACATAAAATAGGCATTCCGTAAAATATGCACGCCATCAAAACTTCTTCAAAAAATATCTCTGCAGTTTGAGGTCGAGCTATGTATTCTAAAAAAAAATGATTAGAAGGAGCTTGATCCATATTAAACTTTGTAAGTCCGTGCAAAGATCCGTTAGAACCCTTACCCACAACTACACCAGAAATATCGTAAGAATCACATCCAAAAGTTCCTAAATGCTCATTACCTGGGTATTTAGAATTTGTCTTTGTAATAACTTTGTTTTGCAACTCTTTTATTGGTAGCCAAGTTACAAAAAATCTTCCATTTTTATTTGGACTCCAAATAACTTCCGAATCCTTAACTCCGTCCTTCCATCTAAACGATCCTTGTGTTACAAAATGATCTTTAATTAAAGAGTCGTTATAATCTATTTGTTGATATATTTTTGTTAAATTAAATAAAGACTGCTTGCTTTCATCTCTAAAAGCGTGTGATTCAGTTCTTGGAAACTGTCTATAAAATTCATTTAAAGCATCTGGATCTTGAGACAAAGAATCAACTTCGTTTGTCCAATAATCTATTGCTCCTATGTTTATATCTTCTCCATCTATACCTTCAATTTTCTTTAAAGATGTGTTAAATACAGGCATACCATATTTGTCTATATACCCTTCAAAGTTCCACTCCATTGGTATAAACAAGTTATACAGACCTGATTTAGTTTGACCGTTTTGATTTCTATTAGAACAATCTGAATCTTCAAAAAGTTTTTTAAAATTACCACCACCCTTTTCTAATGCATTTGATGTTGAACCCATCATGCATTTTCCAATAACCTTACTACCTAACCTTAAACAAGTTTTAGTAACCCTCCAATTGTTTAATATATTTTCTGGACGCTCCCATTTACCACTTTCATCGTGAATTAAAAGCTGTAATTTTTCTCCATCATAAGAGTTGTCTGAAGTGTTTTTCCAATCAATAGTTGTGTCTAAGCCTTCCAGCTCTTCTTCACCCATATCATACATATTCTTTTTTGTTATCTTAGATGCTGGAACACGATAAGCTAATTCTGTTTTTGGCTTATCCATACCGTCTTGAATAGGTTTAAAAAAGAAAGGATAATTGTTAGATATAGGAACTACTTTATCGGTAAACATTTTTTTAGCATCTGCTCCCGTTTTTGATAGTATACCTATTCTTGAATCTTTAGAAATAGTAGCTCTGTTTACAGCTTCAGCCGAACTCATAAAAGAAAATCCTGATCTTCTTATTTTCAAATAACACATACCAAAGCTTCGTTTATCTACTTTACAAGCTTCCCAAAATATAAAAAATATTCTATTAGCTTCTCTAAAATCAGGATGACCAACATCTATTTTAGTCCATTGCAAATACATATAGTGTGTACCAGTCATATATGTAGGAACACCATTATTTAAAAACCAATGCCCTTGCTCTCTTCGATCAAATTCATTTTCTATATAATCTACCCACTTTGATTTAAAATCAACAGGCGTTTCGTGCCATTGAAAAATACTTTGTATTCTTTTTAACTCTTTTGGTAGATCTTGAGTTTTCCAAAACTGATTAGTTGGTTTTAATTTAGAAGAAAGCTTAGGAGTTAAGGGTAGTGCTATATTTAAACCACTGACACAAATTATATCGCCAATAGTTCCGTCTTTAGAAATTATAACTATATCATATTTAGCGTTATAACCAGGTATCCATGTGTGTGAACGATTTTTAGAAACCCTAACTGATTTAGGAACTAAATGATTTATTATTTTGTATATTTTATTTAGATCTTGATTCGGCAAATCCTTTTGGGGTATTATTTGTTTTTACATCGACTCCCTCTATAATATTTCTCTCTTCTCTAATTCTTTTTAAAATTTCAAAAGCATCAAAAATAGCAAGTTTTTTTGTAGCTGCTGCGTTTTTTAATCTATCAGCAGCCAACTCATCCTCTGTATCATACTTTATAATATCTTCTTTTGCTACTTTAATTAACTGAACAACAGCCAACTCTCCAGCTTTTATAATTTCTAATTTAAGTTTATTATTATCCAACCTTTAAAGTTATATTGTTAGTAAACATTCTATAAAGTTTTTCTCCCTCTACATTAAACTCATATTCTGATTCAGGTTGAAAGCTAATTTCATCACCTTCTTTTAATCCTAACTTTATTAATTGATCGTTAATATACTTAATTTTTCCCATTAAAGGTTCTTCAGAGCTTGATTGACTTAAAAATTTTTCCTTTAATTTTATAGGTTTTATAAAACAATATTTATCGTGAGCTTTCCATTTGTCCTTTTTTTTATATAAAAAAAATTGATCATAGTCAACAAAGAACATATTTTCTTTAAAAAAACTTTTACCACTTTTTCTTCTACCACGCATATCGTTGTAAAATTTAAAAACATTATGATGAACTAATAGCGTATCACCCTTTGTTATTTCCCCATTGTAATTAATAGGAACAGATATTACTGTTGCGTAGCGATTTGAAAACATATGATCTTCCTCAGAAGTATTAGTAATAAAATCTATGTTTCCAATCTTTTTAGAATTGTCATATCTTTTATTATTTATTGGCTGAACAATAAACGAATATGGAGATTGCATTTAAAAATTTATATTATATTCCAACGAAACAGGCATAGTGGTTCTAAACTCTTTCCAAAGTAACACCTCTTCTCCTTTTATAATCCAAATTTTAAATGACTTGTCTTCAGGCTGAATTAAATGTATAGAGTAATTACCTCCTAATACTTCTTGCCCTACTATGTAATGCATAGCTCCAGACTTATAGTCTGCTCCTACTGAAATCTTTCGTATATCCATTTGATTATAATGACGATAAGACGATTACTCTATATCTTATATTAAATTTTAAAATACCGTTTCCTACGGTAGCGTTAGCTGATGCGTTTGTTAATGTAACTCCTGTAGCGATTTCACAACCTACATCATCAGCTGATATATGTTGCGCTTTATCAGCAATAGAATTCATAAATGTTGTTCCTAAAGAACCCCATGTGGCAGCTCCTTGTTTTACGGTAATTGTATTTGAAAAATCAAACGCTACCGCTCCAACATCCACAAAAGCAAATATGCTAAATATCTCTATAACACTACCCGCTGCAGGAGCAGGAATTAAAGTTATAGGAGTACCATTCAATGCCTTTAATTGAGCAGCAGAAACAGCTACTGAAACATCATTATACTCTACTTGAAATAAATTTTTTAAAGCTGTTAGAGTACAAGTTTTTGTCGCTAAATCACTATCAGAATCAGTTAATACAAAATAATCTTCTAATACTGGAGCTATTGCTGGGTATGCTGTTTTGTTGCTTATTTTTGACATTATACTTTTTTAATTTCTTTTTTTTCTTCAGCTTCTTTCTCTGCCTCTTCCTTACTTTTTACTTCGCCTGTCTTTAAATCTATTACCGAATCTTGACCAAACTCTTCAATTAAAGATTGTTCTAATGTTGTAAATTGATCTTTTAATTCGTCAAGTTTTTTTATCAATAGAGATTGTTTGTAAACTAAATCAGCTAATTGTAATTTAGTTCCTGAAAATTGATTTTGTAACTCTTGTACGTTTTTTAATTGCTCTTCACTTAATTTCATTTTATTTAATTTTTATTATTAAACACAAAGATAAGTAAAATTTTTTAATATTTACACTCCTGTTATTGTGCTTATATTTGTTTTTGGAATTGCTT